GTTGTTCTTGTAAGAGATCTGTCAATCACACCACAATCGAGTGATGTTGTTAATAGAGATGTTGTCAGACCTTATTTAGGTGCGTCACAGCAGCTACTAGCAAACACCAGAGTTGAGTGTACATTCAGCGTAGAACTTGCTGGATCTGGAACTGCTGGAACAGCACCTAGATATGGAAGTGCGCTTAAAGCCTGTGGTTTTAGCGAGACTGTAGCTTCTGGAACTTCTGTAACTTATGAACCAATCTCGGCTAGTTTTTCTTCTGTTACTATCCACTACAACGTAGATGGTGTAAGACATATCGTTACAGGTTGTAGAGGAACTTTTGTTGTAAATGCTGCTGTAGGTGAAATTCCATCTATAGATTTCACATTTACTGGAATTTATAATGCACCAACAGATACAGCATTACCTTCAGTTACATACGGAAATCAAGCAACACCATTAATTTTTAAGAACGGAAATACATCTAGCTTCCAGTTATTGTCTTATGCTGGTGCTTTGATGAATTTAACAATGGATGTTGGAAACTCATTAGTTTATAGAGAACTTGTTGGCGGTACAAAAGAGGTCTTATTGACAGATAGAGCAGCTAACGGTTCCGTAACTATAGAAGCACCAACCTTGGCACAAAAAGATTATTTTACTGCTGCTTTATCAGATACAACTCTTGGCAACTTAACAGTTACTCATGGTACTACTGCTGGTAATATTGTCAGAGTTACAAGCACAAAAGTTGATATTGGAGATGTGGCTTATGGTGAGGCTGACGGAGTAACTATGCTAGAAATACCTTACACACTTGTACCAAGTTCAGCAAATGACGAGCTAAGTATAGTTTTTACTTAGTAAGTATTGACTACTGAGGTAGAGTAAAGAAGTATATATCTTAATTTATGGCATTTGTTAGAAAAAAGACCAAGGTTTATCCTTGGCCTGTTGAGATTAAAACTCCTAGTGAAACTGAAATTGGTGAGTTTGAAACTACGACTTTTACTGGTAAATTTATACGTCTATCAAGATCAGAACTTGATAGCTTTGAATCAGCCTCAGAATATGAAGCTCTTAAAAAAGTATTAGTAGGTTGGACAGACGTAAACGAGGAGGATGGAACTTCTATAGAGTTTTCAGATAAGGTGTTAAAAGAATTTGCAGAGGATATAGATTTTGTAGCTGGTGTATTAGATGCTTTTAAAAAATTCTATTCAAATGCGCAAGTGGGAAACTAACTGATGCTGCTTTATATTGGGCTTCGGGTGGCAAAAAAGTTATAGATGAAACACTAAAAGACGCTGCTGCATTTGGTGTGAAAATCGAGGAGCAACCAGAGGAGGAGAAAGACTTTGAGGTCTTTGATGAAAATTGGGATATTGTAATGATGTTCCAACGATGTGCTACACAATGGAACACAACCTTTGGAGGTGTAGTAGGATTAAAGTACGAGGTGCTTTTACTTGATGGAGGACTGTTTGACCTCTATCATGTGAATAACCGAAAAGAAATGTTGGAAGGTTTACAACTTATGGAAACAGTTGTGTTGAGAGAATTTAATAAGGAGAAAAAATAGTGGCTAAGAATGTCAATATAGAAACCATACAATTTAAGTTACAAGATTTTGGTAAGTTAAAATCTGTTGAGAAAACTTTTAACAAGTTAAATAAAAGTTTAGGTTTTACTCCAAAACAAATAAATGAGTCTATAAAATCTATTACAGCTTATGATAAAAGATCGCAACGAAGTGTAAATACTTTTAATCAACAAATAGCAGCATTAAAAGAATTGCAAAATAGTGTTGCTATTGGAGGTAAGGCATACAAAGCATTTGGAGCAGAAGCAGATAGATTAAGAGCAAAATTAGAAGCACTTACAGGTACGCAGAAGAAAGCAGGCTTTTTTGGAAAAGCAAGTCTTGGTGCGCAAGCTGCTGGAGGTGCTGCTATAGGTGCTGCTGCTTCAAGATTCTTGCCTGCTGGCGCAGCTACAGGTGCAAGTGTTGGTGCAATAGTTGGAGGCGCACCGGGAGCAGCAGCAGGCGCAGCAATAGGTCTTGGAGTAGACGCTGTTGCTGGCGCAGCTTCTTTTGCTGCGGACTCTGCATCTTACGCAGCAGAAATACAAAAACTACAAATAGCATTAAAAGGTGTTACTAAAACTGGTACTGATTTCAATAGAGGCTTAGATATTATATCTGACACTTCAAAACGATTAAATGTACCAATAGCTGCATCTACCAAACAATTTACAACTCTATCTGCATCTGTTCTTGGTGCTGGTGGAACTATTGATCAAGCTGAGACAGTTTTTGTTGGTGTATCAGAGGCTATAAAAGCTACTGGTGGTAATGCAGAAGACGTACAATCTGCAATTCGAGCTATGTCGCAGATCTTTGGTAAAGGTAAGGTATCTGCGGAAGAACTACAAGGTCAGTTAGGTGAAAGACTAGCTGGTGCGGTTGTTAAATTTGCAGAAGCGAATGGCAGTAGCTTGGCAAAATTACAAAAAGACTTGAGAGATGGAACTGTTGGTTTAGATCAAGTTATAAAGTTTGCTGAAAAATTACAAGTTGATTTCGGAAAAACAGCAGAAGAAGTAGCTAATTCATCTGCTGATGCAGGGCAAAGATTAAAAACAACAATGGATAGATTGAAACTTGCGGTAGGTACTATATTGCAACCTATTGGAGCAGAGTTTCAAAGAGTATTTACAAATATTGTTGGTGCTATTACAGATGCTATAGAAGCATTTAATAAATTTATGGGTATTGGTTTAGGCAATGCAATTGCTAAAACAGAAAAAAATATTGAATCTTTACAAAATAGAATTGCAGCTTCGAACGATACAAGGGTTATAAAAAGATTAAATGCACAATTAAGAGAGGCACAAAGAAGACTAGCTGAATTACAAGGCCAAAACGTAGAAGGAGGAGAAGAAGGTGGAGATGGTGATTTGCCACCATTAGAAGGTAATAAATCGCCACTTAAATCATTTGCTGATAGTGCATTTAAGTTTGCAGAACAAGCTGAAAACGCAGTTGTAGGTGCTTTCAAAGGAATGGAAGATGCAATGGTTAAATTTGTGATGACAGGAAAATTAAACTTCAGTGATCTTGCAAATTCTATTATTGCTGATTTAACAAGGATGCTTGTAAGGGCAGCCATTACTAAACCTTTATTTAGTTTCTTGTTCCCCGGATTAGCTAATGGTGGTGTTGTTGATGGGGGAGAAATTGTAGCAAGTGCTAAAGGTAATGTTTTTGCTAAGAACAAAATTGTTCCATATGCTTATGGAGGCATAGTAAACAAACCAACATTATTCCCAATGGCAAATGGCATGGGGCTTATGGGAGAAGCAGGGCCAGAAGCTATCATGCCATTAAAGCGTGGTAGTAATGGAAAACTTGGAGTGCAAAGTTCTGGGGGAGTTGGTAATATTGTCGTAAATGTAGATGCTTCTGGTAGTTCTGTACAAGGCGATTCTGCACAGTCAGAACAATTTGGTAGAGCTTTAGCTGCTGCAATACAGTCAGAACTTATACAACAACAAAGACCGGGAGGTTTACTAAGTTAATGGCTACTTTTCCAGACATAGAACCCTCATTTAGCGTAAAAAAAGAACAAGCTCCAATAACAAGAGTTGTCAGATTTGCTGACGGATACGAACATAGGCTTGGTTTTGGGTTGCCAAATAATCAAAACCCAAGAAAATACAATTTAAAATGGATTAATATTACCGAGGAAGAATCAGATACTATTGATTATTTTTTACAAGAACGTGCTTTTGATAAGGCAAGTTTTGATTATGCGCCACCAAGAGAAAATTTTACAAAAACTGGAACTTATACACAGAACGCAACAGTCATCACTATTACTATAACTAATCATAGATTGTTTGCTGGGGATTCTATTGTTATAGATTTTACTTCTGGTTCTTCGGCAGATGGAACTTATGTGGTTTCTTCTGTAACTAATGCGAATGTTTTTGTTGTAACTGCTTCTGGTTCTGCAACAACTAACGGTAATGTATCAATTACAAAAACTGGATCTGGGAAGTTTGTTTGCGAACAATGGAATAAAACAATTAATGTCGCTAATCTTGCAGATATTGATGCTACTTTTGTTGAAAAGTTTGAACCATGAGTACTGCGCCTGTATTTAGTGATTTACAAAAAATTAATCCATCATCAATCATAGAGTTATTTACTCTAACTCTTGATTCGGCTTTGCATGGTGCAACGACTGTTTATAGGTTCCACTCAGGTACAAATCTAAACGCAAATGGGAACATTATATGGGCTGGTAATGAATATTTAAAATTTCCTATACAAGCAAGCGGTTTTGCATATAAAAGAGGTCAGTTACCGAGGCCGACAATAAGCATAAGTAATATGGGGACACCAAGTATATCTGCAATTTTATTGACTGTAAATGAGACAACTGCTGGAAATGATTTAGGAGGAGCAAAAGTTGTAAGGATTAGAACACTAGCAAAATTTTTAGATGCTGCAAATTTCTCAGGAGCAACAAATCCATTTGGAACTCCCGATCCAAATGCAGAGTTTCCACAGGAAATATATTATATAGATCGTAAGTCAGCAGAAAACAGAGAAATAGTTAGTTGGGAACTTGCTGCTGTTTTTGATTTAGCTGGTATTCGTGCGCCAAAACGTCAATGCACAAGAGCTTTATTTCCAACAATCGGTACTTTTAATCAATGAATTGGAAATCTAAAGCATTGGCTCATGCAAAAGAAGAAGACCCAAAAGAATCAGTTGGTCTTTTGTTAAATATTCGTGGTAAAGAAAGATATTATCCTTGTCGTAATTTATCTATATCTAATTATCAAGAATTTATTTTAGACCCAGAGGATTATGTTAAAGCAGATAATCTTGGCACGATAATAGCGATTGTACATAGTCATCCCATCTCTCCACCAACACCAAGTCAAGCAGATCGTATAAGTTGTGAACAAAGTAATTTGCCTTGGTATATCGTTAATCCAAGAACTGAAAATTGGGGCGAGTGTATTCCAAATGGTTATGTAGCAGATTTATTAGGAAGGACTTGGGTATGGGGTATTACTGATTGTTGGAGTCTTGTTAGAGATTATTATAAACAAGAAAAAAATATAATTTTAAAAGATTACGAAAGAAATATGACTCCAGAAGAATTTTTAAAGAAACCTCTTTTTGAAAAATATGCAAAAGATACAGGCTTTAGAGAACTTCGTAATGATGAGGCATTACAAGAGGGTGATGTTCTCTTAATGTCTATTTTGTATCCCACTTTAAATCATGTGGCGATTTTCTTAGGAGATGTGGTTTTACATCATTTAGCAGATAGACTATCTTGTAGAGAGCCATATTCAGAATGGTTGTTAAAAAGCACTGGAAAGAGGTATCGTTATGCTTCGTAAAGTAAAATTATATGGAGAACTTGCTAACTTTGTAGGCCATAAAGAATTTAATGCTGTTGTGAGAAATCCAGCAGAAGCAATAAGATTTCTAGTTACTAATTTTCCAAAATTAGAAGCATACATGGCAAATAAATATTATCAGGTGTTAGTGGGTAAAGAAGATGTTAGCAAAGAAGATTTGCATAATCCTATTAGTCAAGATGATATACATATTGTTCCTGTTATAAGCGGTGCTGGAGGAGGTGGATTTAGAAATATACTTCTTGGAGGTTTATTAATTGGAGCTAGTTTCTTGTTTCCGGGTGCTGGTTTGTTTGGAACACAAGCACTTGGAGCTACTGGTGCAGCAGGCTTGGCTGGTGCTGGTATTGCCACAAAGATAGGAACAGCTTTAAGTGCTGTTGGTGCTGCTTTAGTTTTAAATGGGGTTTCACAAATGCTGTTCCCCATGCCAACTCCAGAAGAGCAAGAAGATGACCCTAGAGTATCATTTAGATTTTCTGGGATTCAAAATACCAGCCGAGCCGGAACTAGCCATCCTATTGTTTATGGTGAAATAGTTACTGGATCTGTTGTAATTTCTGCTGGTATAGACACTAATCAGGTACAAGTATGACAGATAAAATTATTAGAGGTTCTGGTGGGCCTCCTCCTACTCCCCCTGCTCCATATCGTGCGCCAGATACATTAAATAGTAAGCAATTTGCAACTATACAAGATTTATTATCAGAAGGTGAAATTGAGGGTTTTGCTACACCATCAAAAGCAGGGCTTACACAAGGTACAACCGCTTATAACAACGCAGCATTAAAAGATATATTTTTAAATGACACTCCGATCTTAAGAGAATCTGCTGATAATTCTACTCCTGACGCAGGTGATTTTAACTTTCAAAATGTAGGTTTTAAAGTCAAGTTTGGCACTTCAAACCAAACTCCAATGACAGGTATTGTACAAGAAGGTGGTGAGAATACAATAGCAGTTGGAGGTATTCCTAAAAATCCATTAGGTACAGATGCTTCAGCAGCAGCTAACGCAGTTACAAGAAGAGTGACAAATAATCTTATAGATGCTGTAAAAGTTACAATTACATTTCCACAATTACAAGAGGCAAAGGATAACGGTGATTTAGTAGGAGCAGAAGTACAACTAAGAGTAAAAGTTTCTTACGATAGTGGATCGTTTAGTACAAAAATTACAGATACCATTAAAGGTAGATCGGCTGACTCATATTCTAAACAGTATAGATTTGATCTTGATTCATTTTCTTCTTCGTGTGATGTTCGTGTAGAAAGAGTAACTAAAGATAGTGAAACTGAAAATCTTAAAGATGAATTTAATTTCACATCATTAGGTGAAATAGAGGACACGCAGCAATCTTATCCAGATAGTGCTTACACAGCTTTACGTTTAGATTCAGAACAATTTAATTCTATTCCTAAACGATCTTTTAGGATTAGAGGAATAAAAGTAAAAATACCAGCATCAAATAGTTCTGGTACACCAACAGTTGTGAGTAATCAAGCTCAAGCTACAGCACTTGGTTTAGGAACTGTTAGTAGTTTTGGTTTTATACATTATCCTACTAACTACGTTTTTGATGGAACAATGGGTGCTGCTGTTTGGTGTAGCTGCCCAAGCATGGTTTTACTGGACTTGCTCACATCTCAAAGGTTTGGGTTTGGCACACAGATCTCACCAGATCAATCTACAGATGCTAAAAGGTATGAAAATTTAGATTTATATAGTTTTGTGGCTGCCAGTAAATATGCAAACGCTTTAATTCCAGATGGATTTGGAAATGATGAGCCAAGGTTTAGTTGTAATGTAAATATACAGTCATCTAAAGAAGCTTTTGATTTAATAAAAGATTTAGCAACAGTTATGAGATGTATGACTATTTGGAGTTCTGGATCAATAAGCATATCTCAAGATAGTCCAAGAGATCCAAGCTATTTATTTAGTTTGTCAAATGTCACATCTGAAGGATTTAATTATACAGGTTCTAGCTTAAAGCAAAGACATACAGTTATATCAGTCAGCTATTTTAATATGGAAAGTAGAGAGATAGATTATGAAATAGTAGGAGATGACGTTACAGGCCCAAACGCTTTACAAGAAGATATAGATAGGCAAGCTAAATTTGGAATAATAAAAAAAGATATTAAAGCTTTTGCCTGTACATCAAGAGGTCAAGCACGAAGACTTGGGAAAGCATTATTACTAAGCGAAGAGTCAGAAACAGAAGTTGTTAATTTTTCAACATCTATTGAGGCTGGAGCAGTAGTTAGGCCGGGAAGTGTTATTAACGTGCAAGATCCTGTAAGAAGAGGTGCTAGAAGATCTGGTCGTATTGCTGCTGCAACCACAACACAAATAACTGTTGATGACGATACAACTTTAAATGGTTTTAGTGGCACAAATCAAAAATGTAGTGTAATTATGCCAGACGGTACAGTTGAAATAAAAGATTGTTCTTTGTCTGCTGATTATAAAAAAATTAATTTAACAAGCGCATTAACTACAACTCCAAACGTAAATTCTATTTGGTTATTACAAAGTGATGGTACAGGGGAAAAACCTGCAACCTATAGAGTAGTAAGTATTGAGGAGCAAGATGGTATTAATTATTCTATAACAGCAATAACTTATCGTGCAGAAAAATATGCTGCTATAGATAGTATGCAGGGCATAACCTTGCCATCGAGAAGTGTATCTCTTTTAAATCAACCTAAAGAACCTCCTACAAGTATTTCAGCAGAAGAAAGAACAGTTATTATAAATGCACTTGCAGTAGTAAAACTGATTGTGTCATGGCAATCAGTTCAAGGAGTAACTCAGTATTTACTTCAATACAGGTATCAAGGAGGTAACTGGACAAGTGTTATTGTTTTTAGACCAGATTATGAAATTGTAGGTACTGATGCTGGTCTTTATGAATTTAAGGTTTTTTCTTATAATGCTGCTCTAAAGCTATCAATAACTTCTACTGATCTTAGTTTTAATGCTATTGGTAAAACAGCACCTCCTAGTGACGTTGAAAATCTTTCTATAGAACCTGTAACTAATAAATTTATTAGGTTGAGATGGGATTTATCAAGAGATCCCGATGTTATTCATGGTGGTCGTGTATATGTAAGACATTCAAATAAAACTGATGGAAGTGGTACGTTTCAAGATTCAGTAGACTTAATTCCAGCTTTGGCTGGCAATACAACTGAGGCAACTCTGCCAAATTTAGAAGGAGAATACATCTTAAAATTCCGTGACGACCAAGGTAATTTTAGTAGTGGTGAGACAAGTGTAATTTTAGATTTACCTGATTTAATAGATGAAAAAGTAGTATTACAAGATAGAGAAGATACTGATAGTCCGGCTTTTGGTGGGGATAAAGTTAGAACTTCTTTAGTAAGCGGTGGTTTAGAGTTAACAGATCCTACTACAACAATTACAGGAACATATAGTCAGTCTGGCAATACTGTGACTATTACAATTTCAAATCATGGATTAATCGTAGGAGAGGTGTTAAATATAAGTTATTTAACTGGTGGATCAATAAGTGGATCATTTGCAGTTGCTTCTGTTACTAATACAAATATTTTCACAGTTACAGCGAGAGATGCTCGTTCAGTTACAGGTAATGTTTCTATAGCTCTTGGATTAAGAGGTAGATATACTTTCGCTAATAAACTCGATTTAGGTAATGTCTTTTCCTTAAATCTAAAACGGTTGATGCAAAGTATAGGTTTTGCTGAAGGTGGTCAAACTATTACAGCAACATATACACAATCTGGTACTACTGTTCAAATTACAAGCGCAAGTCATGGTCGTTCTGTAGGTGATTATATAAACTTTAGTTCAATTACAGGAGCAGGGGTAAATGGTGTTTATAGGATTACAGCAGTCAGTACAAATACATTCGATTTTACTTCTGGAACTTCACAGACAGTATCTAGCTCTAATTGCACATTTGCTTTTGTAAATACAATAGATCAATTAATACCATCAGGAACTTTTTGGGATGATTATGCTCCAAACGGTAATTTTGATGGGCCATTAGTAAATGATGTTAGTGCAACTATTAATGTTCGTACTACAAATGATGACCCTGCTTCAAATAGTGCATCCTTTACCTCATTTAACAGATTTGCAAATGGTACATATAAAGGAAGAGGTTTTGAATTTAGATTAGATATAGAATCTGAAAATATTGCACATAATATTAATATCCAACAATTAGCAGTTGTAGCTGCTTTTGAGTCTAGAACTGAACTTAGTCATAAATTAGCTAATGGAAATATAAGTAGTGAAAAAATTACGTCATCAGGTACATCATCAGGAACTACAGTTGAGTTTGCCAATCCGTTTTTTGTAGGTACATCATCAACTCAAGGTGGTCTTGATGCTTATTTACCTTCTATAGGTATTACTATTCAAAATGCACAAGCTGGAGATTTTTTCCAAATAACACACGTTAATGATAGTAATGGTGTCAAAGGTCGCAAATTTAATATAAAAATTATGAACGGTAGTACATCTAACCATGTAGCAAGAGATTTTACGTTCCAAGCTGTCGGCTATGGTAAAGGGGTGTAATATAGGTAAAAAGATTTATAGATGACAAACCAAGTTCCTAATAAAACTATAGATAATGCTTCTGGTCAAGTTGTAAGACTTGATATAGAAAGTACACTTAAAGCTACTGCTGCAAATAATTTTGGCCCTTTATCATCTGGAGGTGAATTATTACCTTGTGAATTTTTTGCTCAATCAGATCAAAATAAAAAATTATTTATAAGAGGAACAACTGGAGGTAATCTTGCACAAAGAAACGTAACAGATAGCGCAACATTATTTGAAGTTGGGAATTTAGATCAGGCAAATCTAGGTTTATTACCTAAAGCTGGTGGCATAATGACAGGTCAGCTTCAAGGGGATGACGCATCCGTAGCAGGCAGCCCTGCATTTTGTTTTGACGGAGACACTGATACAGGAATGTATCGTCAAGGAGCTAATATAATTGGTTTCTCTACTGCTGGAACACAAAAACTACAGGTAGACTCAACTGGTTTGACTATTTTTGGTGATTCAAGCTCTGCTAGATCTTTAGTATTAAGAGAAGCTTCTAATAATGGTACTAGTGCTGTAACAATAAAAGCTTTAGATAGTTTAGGCGCGAACTATACTCTGACATTACCTCCGAATGATGGTAATAATGGTCAATTTTTACAAACAAATGGTAGCGGTGTATTAACTTTTGCTACCGTTACAGGTTTTTCTGGTGCTGGATCTGATTTAACAGGTTCTTCTTTGGCTAGTGGTATAACAAGTTCAAGTCTTACCTCAGTTGGGACATTAACAGGACTTTCTGTAAATGGTAATGTATCCGTTACTCAAACTGCGACTGCTGCAACTTTAAGCGCAACTAATGTAAGCGGAACTAATGTAAAAGGTACTAATTTTCAAGACACTGGTGGCAATAATGGTTCAACTGCTGTTCAAATACAACAAGGAAGAGCAAAAGCTTGGGTTAATTTTAATGGCACTGGAACTGTTGCAATAAGAGATGATTACAATGTTTCAAGTATTACGGATCATGCAGCCGGACAATATACTGTAAACTTTGAAAGCGGTGCTGTTGCCAATAGTAATTATTCAGTTGCATTGACTACGGAATCAAACAACAATGCGTTATCTACGGCTGGTAGACCTTTAATTCAAGCTAATAGTAGACAGTACAATACAAGTGGTGTTCGAATATGCAACAGTAATGTTGCCACACAGTCAGCTAGTGATCCTAAGACTTTTTGTGCTATTATTCTTGGCGATTAATTGTAGCTAAGATATACTAAAAGAAAAAAGTTATGGCTAATTCAGACAAAAGAATTGTTTATATTGAAGATGATGGAAGTATTGCTATCATTTGCCCCTCTGATAAATGTCAATTAACTGTTGAAGAAATACAGGCTAAAGATGTACCTGATGGTAAAACAAGTTATATTGTAGATACAACCACGATTCCAACTGATAGAACCTTTAGAAACGCTTGGACTTACACACCATAAATTATGTCTTTAGTAAAGATAACAAGTGATGGAATTACAGATGGAAGCATAGTTAATGCTGATTTACATTCTGCTGCGAATATAGCGTCAAGTAAACTTGCGGACTCAGGAGTAACTGCTGGTTCATATGGTTCTGCAACAGCAATTCCAGCCGTAACGGTTAATGCAAAAGGGATTGTTACAGCAGTTTCTACCAACTCAGTTAATACAACAACAAACTTAGACGTATCTACATCAACAACGGCTGTCACAGTAACGAGTAGTACAGGAAATAATGCAACGATAAGCGAGGCATCTGGATCGGCTGCTGGTGTTATGTCAGTTGCTCATCACGATAAATTAGATGGTATTGAAAGTGGAGCTACCGCAGATCAGACAGCATCAGAAATTCTTGCTGCACTTTTAACAGTAGATGGTACAAGCTCTGGAATTGTTGCACAATCGGCTGGTTTTGTTGATGTCTCTGGGATTACTACTAATGCTAATCTTCAAGTAGTGTTTAGCACCAGTAATGATGGTTCAGCTAGAACTCTTGCCTGTGACTCTACTAATAGCAAATTTACTTATAATCCAAGTTCAAACACCTTAACTGTAGATACAGTTGTAGGGAATCTAACAGGAAACGTAACTGGTAATACTTCTGGATCGTCAGGATCTTGCACAGGAAATGCTGCCACTGCAACAGCTTTAGCCACTGCACGAACCATAGCTGGAGTTTCTTTTGATGGATCGGCAAATATTTCTCTGAACAATAATGCGATTACTAATGGTGCTGGCTACATAACCACAGTTGCAGATACAACTATTGCACCATCAACGATAGATATGGAGGACAATGAACAAATAAAACTTGGAACAGGGGATGATTTGGAGCTTTTTCACAATGGAAGTCATAGCATCGTTAAAAATAACACTGGTGATTTTTTCTTAGCTGGTAATTCTGTCAAATTAGTAAATGCACCAATAAATAACGATATGCTTGTTGCTACAGCAGGTGGCTCGGTATCCTTACATCACGCTGGCGGTAAAAAATTTGAAACTACAAGTGCTGGAGCAATAGTTTCAGGAGATATGTTTGCTACGCATAGTAATGGACAAGTTGAATGTAAAGCTAGTGATGGTTGTATAGAAATTACAAGAACAAGTGGCGGTGCTTTTATTGACTTTAAAAACTCTACAGGAGAAGATTTTGATGCAAGAATATCAGAAAATAATGGAGGGTTTGAGTTCACAGGTAACAGCACTATAAATGGAACGCTTGATATTGGAGGTTCATCAGTAAGTGCTAATGAAGGTGGAGAAATACATTTAACATACGCACCAAATTCATCTTTGAATGGTTCTGCTATTGTTTTTGATCAAATAATAAATTCCATTAGATTTTTTGAAAATGGAAGCCCTCATAGAGGTTTCATCTTAGATTTTACTACTGCTGGTAATGGTGCTAGTTCAACAATTTGGCACTCTGGAAATGACGGTGCTGGAAGTGGGCTTGATGCGGATACTTTAGATGGTCAACAAGCTTCAGCTTTTGTAACGACATCAGGTACTACGTTTTCAGGAGATGTTGGATTTTCTGGCGGTGCTGGTGCTGCAAATATTAATGCTAATAGTGATATAAGATTTGCACAGGGCACTTGGACAGGAGAAGCAACAAAAATACAAGGTCATAACAATTATATGTATATACAGGGTGGTAGTAATGGAATCATATTTAGACGTAGTAACGGAACTGATAATTGGTTTATAACCTCTGCTGGACATTTTATCCCAGGACCAAATAACTCTCTTGATTTAGGTGGAACGTCTAACAGAATAAGAAACATCTACACCAATGACCTTAACTTATCTAACGAAGGTGGATCAAATGATGTTGATGGAACTTGGGGAAGTTATACTATTCAAGAAGGTGCTGATGATTTATTTTTGATTAACAGACGAAATGGCAAAAAATATAAGTTTAATTTAACGGAGGTATCATAATGGCTTATTTTGGAGAAAATGCTTGTAGTGGTTGGGTAAACTTCAACGGACAAGGAACAGTTAGTATTCGTGATAGTTACAACATCAGTAGTATTACAGATCATGGATCTGGAGACTATACCTGTAACTTCTCAACCAATATGGCAGATGCTAATTATGCAGTTGCTTTAGCTTTCAAATCTACGACTAACCATCAAACATCAGGTGCAGCAAGAGAAATGATTAGGATGACAGGTTCTAGTGGATATAGTTCAAGTGGATTTAGAATAATTAATAGCAACGTTATGGCACAGGCAGCCTATGACCCTATAATTTTTTGTGCTGTTGTCTTTGCGGATAGCTAATATATAATTAATAAAACAATAATTTTATGAAAGCTATTACTGAGAAACAAATGCTTGAATGGAAAGAAGAACTTGATAAACAAGTTAAAACAAGAGATCATGCAAAAAAAGTTTACGATGAATCAGTTGTTAATATTAACGTTTTACAGGGCGGTATTCAGTTTGGGGAGTTGTTGTTGAAAAAGAACGAGTCAGTAAACCAGCCATCAGGTACAGTGGAGCTAACCCAAGAATCAGAAAAAGCACCATCAAAGAAATAGGTGCTAAAGCTTTTATTAATGCTTCTTTAATCATGTTTCAAAAAATTGCTAATGTTTTAAGTATCATCTCATTTGTAATGGTAGCTTCAATGAGTGGTGGAACGTACTTTGCATATAAATATGTAACATCAGAACAATTCAAATCAAGGATTATGAATGAAATTCTTGATAACGTACAAGGTATGATGCCTAAATTATTAGATCAAGGATTACCTAAAGTAACAGGTCCATCTATGCCAATAAGTAATAGTATGAGTGATGATTCAAAATGGTTTTGGGATTATATCGAAAGAAAAAGTAAAGAACATATAGAATGGGAAACAAAAGGTAAGTGGGAGCAATGAATTGCTGGCACTGCAAAACAGAATTAATTTGGGGTGGCGATCATAGTTTAGATGAAGAAGATTATCCATTAAGATCTGGAGAATATAGCATGATAACTAATCTTTCTTGTCCTAAATGTTATTCTTTTGTAGAAGTTTACCTTCCTAGAAATGCCTACGATTGATATACCTGATATAAGTATTCCTGAGATATACATTCCAAACGTTCCAGAACCCTATAATCCTCACTATTTAAATATTGCAAAACCGCCAGATATTGATGTTCCTGGTTGTACTTATCAGCATCGTGATATAAAAAATACTGGTAATCATAATTTATTATTAGAAGATCCAAATGGTGTATTTACAACGTGTGATTTTCCATTCCCTAGTTTCGTACCTCTTGACTATACACCTGAGAATCTTGTCATTACAGAGCAAGCACCTGTTAACAATGAGCCACCGCCCTTACCAGAAACAGAGCAGCCAAAGATTCCTCCACCACCTGACCCACCCCCACCAGATTTTCCTCCCTGCCCTGGGAAAAATGACCAAAGAGTAGGAGACTTTCGTAACGAAAAGAAACTGGAACGTGTCATCGGACATGAAAGAGGGCAAGATGGGTCTGAATGTATAACTCTCTATGAAGCAGTTGAATGGAAAGATCAATACATTCCGTCTGCTCCACAGTTTGTTGGGGTTTTTAGCCTTGCTTTGGTTGGTGCTTCTGCACCACTTGTACTTCAGCTTGTCCGCCCAATAGTTAAACAAGTCGTTACCAAATTAACTAAAAAGAAGGTAAAATAATAATCCGTAGATGAGTTTAATACCCGTGAC